ATGGGCGTGCGCGATGTCATAGCCAAGGCGCTGATGGGCATCAAAGCCTATCACTCCTCGCCGCACGACTTCGAACGCTTCGACCTGTCGAAGATCGGCACCGGCGAGGGCGCGCAGGCCTACGGGCACGGCATTTATGCGGCCGAGAACCCGGCGATCAGCGGGCAGGGCGGGCAATATTGGAAAAGTTTTCTCGGCCGCTTTGGGCCGCAGGAACAGGTCGCTGCAAAATATCTGAGCGCCGCCGGGCAGGACCACGACCGCGCGCGCCAAATGTTGCTGGAGGGCATCAAGCGGGACAGCGCAGAAGCTGGGTATCTTGACAGCGCATATCATCGCGACGATCTGGCGGCTGTGAAACTGCTGGAGAGTAAGGGCTTGGTTGGCCCGCGCACCTATGAACTCAACATCAACGCCGACCCGGCGCAGATGCTGGATTGGGACAAGCCGCTGTCGCAGCAATCGCCAAGTGCTCAACAATTATTACTACCCGGTGCGGGTAAAAAACTAGCGTTGGATCCTCATGTAGCCTCCATTTTTGAGGGCAATCCGGCGAATGTAGACGCGGCAACGGCGTATCGCGCTTTTGGTCGTGCGCCTGTCACATCACAGGCGCTGAACGAAGCAGGTATCCCCGGCATCAAGTATCTCGACGCCGGATCGCGCGGCGCAGGCCAAGGCTCCAGCAACTACGTCGTGTTTGATCCCTCCATCATCGACATCATGCGCAAGTACGGTATTGCGGGCGCCGCGGCAGCGCCTGCGGTCGGCGCCGCGATGGGATCGACCTACGACCAGAACCAGTACGAGGCGCCGCCATGAGGATGGGCGATCTCGCAGACGTCTCTACCTACGACATCCCGCCCCCGATCGGTGGCGAGGACACGCCGCAGGGCGCGCTGCCGCTGTGGGCGAGCCAGGCCCAGGCGCTGTCGTCCGATCGCGTAACCGAGCCGCAGGTGGGCATGTGGCCCAATCCGCCGCCCGTCCAAATCGGCCCACCGGCGCCGCCGGACCGGCCCAACCCGCTGATGCCGTTTAGTGCGTGGCGTGCGACCCCGCCGCGGCGTACCGCCGGCACGGTGATGGGCGATCTCGCCGCAAGCCAGATCCCGACTGATCCGCTCTCCATCGGATTGGCAGTCGGCACCGGCGGCGCCAGTATTCCGATCCGCTTAGGCGCGGCGGCAGCCGGAGCGGCGCTGCAGCCGTCCGATGCCGAGGCCTGGGGCGTCAAGTATCCGTTCAACCGGATCGGCGTCGGCGACACCATCGCCAACCTCGCCAAGCAAAACAGACTGATCCCGACCAAGGACATCTTCGAAAAGACCATCCAGCCGCACGACATCCCGGTCGGCTCCTGGCTGACGCCGCTGGTCGGCGATCGCTCGGCGTCCGGCGCGCTATTGACCCATGTCGGCGAGAAAGAGCTGCGCGACCCGGTGTGGATGCAGGGCGGCTATCAGTTCCTGCCCGAATGGCTGCAGCACCAGATTGCCTGGGGATCCGACAAGAGCGCGGCCTCGACCATCGCCGGGCGGGTCAAGAACCTGCAAGGCGATGCGCCAGATGTGTTCGGCGTCTACACACCGATGTCGCCGCAGTCGATCGACGCCTCGCATCACATGTCGGATACGCTCTCGCAGATGATGTTGCTGGAAAAGAACAACATTTCCAGGACCGCGGCCGAGCAATTCGATAACAAGATGGCGTGGGATCCTGACTTCCCAGGGATCAAGTCGCCGAAGCTGCAGGCCTATCTGCGCGATCAGCCGATGAGCTACCGCAAGACCTTTGCCGATCTCATGAACACCCGCGGCGCGCGCGATGCTGGCTTCCCCGACGTCGAGCAGGCGCGCATTGCGGCGACGCATTCCTCGCTGCTCGATACGCCGAACTATGCCGGCGGCCAGGCGATTGCGCGGATGACCGGCGACGTCGTGCACGGTTCCAAAGGTTTCGGTCTGGCACCGCACTACACCTACCCATCAAAATTGCCTGGCGAGTATGTCGGCGGGCTGCCTGGCGCGTTACCCCAGGAGCTGCTGTGGCGCGATTTCACGCCGTTGGTGAAAGGCCGTGATCCCTCTGCTGTCGGCAAGATCTGGTTGACCGGGCTGAAGGACGAAAAAGGCACGCAGATGATGCGGCAACGTGTCGACCCGCAATGGCAGGATGCGGCTGCAGAGTATTTCCGCAAGAACCCGATGGGCGCGACCGCCCGACAAGGAGACTGAGATGGCCCAATCTGCCGTTACCGTGACTGCGCCTAACCCGACGCCCCCGACGAATATGGGCTTCACCGGCGCCACGCCGCCCAATCCGCCGAACTACACCAAGCTGACCTACGCGGACTGGCTCGATAATACCAAGTTCGACACCTCGCCGCCGCCCTACTACGACGACGGCGCGGCCGGCTCGGTCTATACGTTCGCCACCAACATCGCCGCCCTGGCCTCCGGTACAGGCGCCACGTCCGGCGGCACCGAAAACACCTATCCCGGCGCGTCGGCAGGAGCAGTTCCTGCTTCGACTAGTGTCGCGCACGAGGGCGCCGGCACCGAGACGTCGTCAACGGCGACTGGCAACGTCACCTACAGCTATCCGGGCGGCGGCACGCTGGACACCGGCAAGGCGGTTGGCTGTGGCCCGGTGCAGACCGCGGCCACGATCCTGGCCGGCCCCAATGCCAATCACGCCTCGACGCTGTCGCCAGCGGCGGCGCCGACGCTGACCTCTGCCTCCGGCGCCAGCAACGTATCTGGTGTCGGCACCACGACGCTGACGGCGACTGGCACTGGTTTCAACCGGCAGTCGGTGATCTGGTCGAACGGCATCGCCTATCCGACGACCTTCGTCAGCGCCACGTCACTGACCTGCACCGCGCCCAAGAAGGCGACCGCCGGCACCCTGCCGGTCAAAGTCGTCACCGGCGGCGCCATCGAAACCGCAACCGTGAACTGGACCTTCACATGAACACGAAAAAACACGACGACGACGAGCGCGACGAGCACGACAAGGCCAAGGTGCCCGTGACCAAGACCGAGCGGCGCAGCGACGAAGAGATGGAACGGATGCGCCGCGAGGATCCGGCCTTCCTCGAAAAGACCCGGCCGGAGGATCCGAGCGGACGCCCGGGCCAGGCCACGCGCGACAACGTCAACCCGAACATCCCGAGCGGCAAGCCGGGCGATCCTCCGGGGCCGATCGTCGATCCCAACAGTCTCGGCATGCCGCAGGGTGGCGTAGCGCCGGCACATTCGATGCAGCCGGAAACGCCGGATCCGACCAAGGCCGCGCCGAAGCTGCCCAACGACAAGAAGCGAGGCAAAGATGACGACAAGTAAGCACGACCAGAAGACGGCGCCGAAGGAAGCGGCGCCGGCGCCTGCCTTTCCGTACACCGCCTCGATCAACGAGCCGCAGACGGTATCGACGCCGATCCCGGCCGACGTCGAGGTGCCGGTGCCCGCCATCACCTCGATCGCGCCGGACACCTGCGTGACCGGGGATGCCGATTTCACCCTGGTTGTCACCGGGGACAATTTCTTCGGTGACAGCGTAATCAATTTCGCAGGGCAAGACGAGCCGACGACCTTGCAGGCTGACGGCACGCTGACGACCGGCGTCAAGCCGTCACTGTGGGCGGACCCCGTCACGGTGCCGGTGATCATCAAGAACGGTCCGGCCAGTTCAGCGCCGGTTGATTTTGATTTCACGGCGCCGGTGGCCCGAAAGAGCGAGCACAAAAGGGAGAAGTAGATGGCAACGGCTGTGGTGACTGTGGCCTCCGGCGGTCGGCCGGTGGTCGACGTGACGGCGACCAGCCCCACGCTGGGGCTGGCGGTAACCGAGAGCGCCAGCGGCATGCCGGTGACCAAGGTGGCCGTCTACGGCATGCCGGTGAACTACCTCGTCGTGGCTACCAACGGAAATAAGCACCCCAAATGAGCGTCGAGCTGATCGAAGTCGAGCCGGGGAAGTGGCGTGTCAAGCGCGCAAACGCGCATGCGCATTTGCGTACGCATTTGCGTGCCGATTTACCGATGCCTGGAGTGATCTCCGACATCATGCCGCCGACCGAGCAGGTCGACGGTCAATTCTACACCAGCAAGTCAGCCTTCCGCCGGGTCGGCCGACAGCTCGGGCTGATCGAGATCGGCACCGAGAAGCTGAAGCCAAAGCAAAAGTCTACGAATACTCCAATCGTACAAGAACAAAGGCGTAACGCGCTCAAAAAGGCCTTTGCGAAGGTCATGGGAGGATAACGCCATGCCTTCAACCAGTGCCAAGCAACGGCGCACGATGGCGGCGATTGCGCACGGTTGGAAGCCTACCCACGGTGACGTTGCCAAGATCCCGGTGAAGGTCGCCAAGGAGTTCAACGAGGCCGACAAGCGGCGCGGAACCATCAAGAAGGCGATCAAGAAAGTACGGTCATAACGACCGTGATTTAACCCGTCGGCCAAACGTCGGTCGACATCTGCGAGGGTACCATCATGTCTGACGTCACTGTTGCGCCTCCGAGCGCGCCTAATCCCGCACCCCAGCCCCAGACCGCCGAAGTTCCGATCAACCAGAACCCGGTCAACGCGCCCAACCCGATCGGCTCGCAGGCGCCCCAGGCGCCGGTGGGCGACCTGAAAGGCTCCGAGCACCGTCCCCAGAGCCGCCGCGAGGCCATCCAGGCGGCGTTTGACCGTGCCAACAATCCGCAACGCGCGGCCAGGCCGGCCGAGAAACCGACGCCGAAGGCCGCCGAGGCCAAGTCGGGCCATAACCAGCCGCCGGAAGAAACCGAGAAATTTGACCTGAAAAAGCGGCCAAGTGACCTGCCGCGCGGTGACCGGGGCCAGTTCGCGCCCCGTACGCAAGATGCGCCGCAAATGCGTACGCAAATGCGCGACGGTGCGGACAACGCGAAGGGTATGAATGGAACTCAACAGGAAGGTTCCACCCATACCCTTCCCGAGAACTCGCCCTTCCGTGAGCCGCCGCCGCGGATGGCCGAGCACGCCAAGAAGGATTGGGCCAATACCCCTGACAGTGTCCGCGGCGAAGTCGGGCGCATGCACCACGAGTTCAACCGTGCCTATGAGTTCTACCGGGCCGACCACGAGGCGTTCAAACCTCTCAGAGGTTTTCACGAGTTGGCGCAGCGCCAGGGCACTACGCTGGCGAAGGCGGTCAACAACTACGTCACCATGGAGCAGAAGCTGCGCGCCGACCCGATCGGCGGGCTGGACCTGATCATCCACAATCTCGGCATGACTGACCCTGCGACCGGCAAGCAGATCGACCTGCGCGACGTGGCCTATCACGTCCTGAGCCGGTCGCCGGAGCAGTTGCGCCAGGTGCAGCAGGGCAACCAGCAGCAGGCCGCCGGCCAGCAGATCGGCGCCCTGCACCAGGAAATTCAGGGCTTGAAAAGTCATCTGGCGCAGATGCATACTGTGCAGCAATTCCATCAGACCCGATCGGCCGTCGACCAATTTGCCGACAGCCACCCGCGGTTTGATGAACTCGGCGACCTGATCCAGAACGAGATCAATCTCGGTTTTGATCTGGAGACTGCCTACCGGCGCGCAGAACTATTGCGCCCCGGCACCCACGCGGCTCAGACCCGCAATCCGTCGGCTCAGACCCGAACAACTGATCGATCTATCTCTGGCGCCCCTTCCGATGTGACCGCCTCAAACGCGGCATCGCGACGACCACGAGAAGCCAGTCGATCACCCCGTGAGGCTGTTCAGCGCGCAATCGCGGCGAACGGCCGGTTGTAACCGTTTGAACCCGATGGAGTGGCTTTATGCCCAACGTAACAACGGCTGCTGCCTATCAGCAGATCCTCTCTATGGCTTTGGAGGATAGATCCTCCGGCTACCAAGATCTCGTCAGCAACAACAACGCGCTGCTGGCCGTCGTCAAAAGGAAAGGCCTCTGGCAGACCTACTCCGGCCCGAAAATTCGCCAGACATTGCAGATCGGCAAGCAATCCGCGCAATGGTACTCGGGCTACGATCAGCTGCTCAACCCTGCGATCGACCTCTTTAATGATGCGTTCTTCGATCCCAAGATGATCGTCATCCCGATCATCCTGTCGATGCAGGAAATACTGAATAACGAAGGCGACAGCCAGCTGCTCGACGTCTACGACAGCTACATCTCGGCGGCCGAGAAGGCGCTCTCGGATGCCATGGATGCCGGCATCTACTCCGACGGCACCGCCAACGGCAACAAACAGATCACCGGCCTGGCCACCGCGGTCCCGATTGCCAATACCACCGGCGTCTACGGCGGCATCGACCGCGGCACCGCCACGATCTGGCGCACCGCGACCTACGACGCCAACAGCTTCCTCTCCGGCGCCACGCAGGTATCGAGCACGACGATCCGCCCGATGCTCAACTACGTCATGACCAAGCAATCGCGCGGTCGCGACTACGCCGATCTCTTGATCATGTCTCCCGAACACTATGCGGCCTACGACGCCGCGACAGTGGCGATCCAGCGCCAGCAAAATTCCACCTCGCTCGGCCAGCTCGGCTTCAGCGCGCTGGAATATATCGGCGGCGGCAAGCGGGCCGAGATCGTGCTCGACGGCGGCATCGGATCCAACATGCCGGCCAATACAACTTTCGGTTTAAACACCGATACGCTCCGGCTGCGTTATCACCCCAACCGAAACTTCGACAAGCTGTTCGACGGCGATGGCCAAATGCCTATAGACAAGGATGCCGTCGCCCAATTCATCGGCTGGATGGGCGAGCTCACGATGACCAATCCGATGTTCAACTGGAGGATGTACGACAGCAACCCGGCGGCTTAAGCCTCCAAATTAAGCTGCTGCGTAGACCGGAGCCGCCGACGTGTAGGTTTCCAAGCCTTCCTTCCGCGGAGGCGGCTTCGGTTCTCACTTAAACAAGGAAGGACGATGCATGGCCCACCAAGATCCCGACGACATTCTGGTCGCACTGTTCAAGGTGCTGCCGGTACTGAACAACGCCAAGACCCTGAAAGAGGGCCGCAAGATCTACGACGACGTCGAGCACGTCGAGATCCGCGCGCCAGGCTCCAAGGACGTCAAGGTGTTTCCGGCGACCGCGGTGTCGCATTGGGCGACCAGCCCCTATGACGGCGAGCAGAGCCAGATCACCTACGCCGAGCGTTTCCGGCGCCAGTACCAGCAGTTCAAGGCGCTCGGCACCCAGACCAAGAGCGGCACGCCGCTCAGCGAGGTAGCGTTCCTCTCGGCCGGCAAGCAGGCCGAGCTGCGCGCGCAGAACATCTACACCATCGAGGCGCTGGCTGCGATCGAAGGCGCCGAGCTGAAGAACTTAGGGCAAGGCGGCCGCGAGTTAAAGAACCAGGCGGTCGAGTACCTGGAAGAAAGCAAGCGCGGCGCGCCGAACCTGCAGATGGCCGCGGAACTGGAAGCCTTGCGCGCCCGCAACGCGATCCTCGAAGAGGATCTCGCGCTCAAGAAAGCCAATGAGGCCAAGATCTCCGGCGAGTTCGACGCCATGAGCGACGTCGAGATCCGCGAGTATATCCGGATCAATACCGGCAACGCGCCGCAGGGCCAGCCGGCGCGCAAGACGTTGATCCGCATGGCGATGGAGTGTCGTCCAGACAAGGCAGCGTGACATGACACTGTTGTCGGTGACCAAAGACGTCTGCGCCGTGGTTGGCGTACAAGTGCCGACGTCGGTGTTCTCCAACATCACCGGCAACAGGACCATGCAGGAGATGCTGGCGCTGGCCAACGAAATGGCGCAGCGCATTGCCTACGACACCCGCGACTGGACCGCGTTGAAGGCGACCGCGACCTTTGCCGGCGACGGCACTACGACAGCCTTCAACTTGCCGGCCAACTACAAGCGCATGCTGCTGACGTCCAACGTCTGGAGGTCGACGTCCTACATCACGCCGATGCTGTTCGTGCCCGATACCGACGAGTGGCTGAACCGCCGCGCCCGCGGCTATCAGAACTCGCTCGGTGAGTGGACTATCATCGGTGGCCAGATCCTGATCGAGCCGGCGCTGGCGACCGGGCAGAGCGCCTATTTCGCCTATCTCGACAAGAACTGCATCGATCTTGCCTCTGGCGGCAACGGCAACGCCTTCCTGGCCGACAACGACAGCTTCGTGCTCGACGAGCGCGTGCTCAAGTTAGGCATGACCTGGCAATGGAAGGCGCAGAAGGGATCACCCTACGCCGAGGACATGGGTACCTACGGCGATGCCCTGACCAGCGTAATGGGCCGCGACAGTCCCTCGCCGATCATCGTCGGACGCCGGCCGATCAGCTCTAACGCGCGCGTTGCCTATCCGTGGCCGGTGCCGACATGAGCAGACACGAAGCCTTTCGCCGCTCCGCGGTGCCGCCGGAAGTATCGCAGCAGCTGCAGACCATCACGCTGCCGGCGCCGACCCGCGGCATCATTTTGAATGAAAACGAAGCCTTCATGCAGCCGGGGTCGGCGATCATCTGCGACAACTGGAGGCCGACCATGCGCGGCGTGGCGCTGCGCGGCGGCTGCGCGCTGTGGGCGACGTTGCCGGAGACCACGCCGGTTATTTCGGCGTTCAAGTTCGCGTCGGGAAATAACCAGCGCATGTACGCCGGTAACGCCACCAAGCTGTACGACGTCACTACGATTACGCCGGTCGCGATCAAAACAGGGCAGACCAGCGGCAACTACGTCGCGAGCCAGATGGCCAACCAAAGCGGCGATCACATGCTGGTCGCCAATGACGCCGGCGATTACATCCTGCATTTCGACGGCACGACCTGGACCACGTTCAACGCCAGCCAGATCACCGGCCCTGCCGGGTCAAGCGTCGTGGCCGGGCATAACCTCACTTACGTCTGGAAATATCGCAACCGCTTTTTCTTCATCGAAGGCGGCACGATGAACGCCTACTACCTTGGCATCAACTCATTCCAGGGTGCGTTGTCGCTGATCCCGCTCGCGGGTGCCGCCACCAAGGGCGGCAAGCTGCTGTTCGGGGCGACCTGGAGCATCGATGCGGGTGACGGGATCGACGACAAGTGCGTGTTCGTCACCGATCTCGGCGAGCTGTTGATCTTCACCGGCTCCAATCCCTCCGACAGCGCGAATTGGCGTCAGGAAGGCCGCTACGAGATGTCGGCGCCGCTGGGCATGAACGCGCATTTGTCGGTCGGCGGTGATCTGTTGATTGCCACCGTCGACGGCATCCTGCCGACATCCGGTGCCATCACCAAGGATCGCGCCGAGCTGGAGCTGGCGGCCATCACCCGGCAGATCAAGCCGATGTGGCGCGACGAGGTGAATGCCAAGCGGTCG